TTAAAGCGACTTCTTCTAAATTTGCTTTCAATGTAGCAACTTCTTCGCCTTTAGTTTCTAATTCTTTTACTTTTGACATTGCTTCGATAAGCTCAGCTTTCGTGCAAGTTGTTTCTTTAAAGGCATCAATTTTTGACCCTAATTCTTTGATAGTTTCTTCCATCTTTTTTTAAAATTTGTTTAATAATTCTTTTAATTGTTTCTCATGTTGAAGTGATTTCTCGGCTTCGGTATCAAGAGTGTTATCTAACGGCTCTTGTTTATCATATATAATTGCAGTAGCATCGTTTGAACCACCAGCTACAACTAAACTTCCTTCTTTATAAATCCCTAATTCTTCTACTCCCCAAAAATAACCTCTTTCAATAGCTACTTCTTTGTTTGCTATTTCATTTATCTTTGCATCGTAAAACGCTTTATTTTCAATATATCCTTCATCTGTTGAGTTAATAGCTAATTTTATGTGAATATATCTCATTCTAATTGAGTTTTCCACATCCTTTTTAGCTTTAATTAATTCAAGTGCTTTAGGATTTATTATTTTTGTTTCGTCAATTTCAAAAATTAACGCTTGTGTAGTTCCGCTATAAGATTTACCAACTAAACTCCAGGTAATTTCTTTGACAAACATTTTTACATCATCTTTCCACGCTATAATGTTATCTAACTTTAATTCGTGGTCTGAAGTGTAGTGTACTTTTCCTTGTTGGTCTTTTACCGTATTGTCAAAACACCCCTTAAAATGTACGTCATCATGGCTATCTAAATAGTTTGTGGTTGATATTACAGGGTAAACATATCCACTTTTAATATCGAATTTAGTATCTGTTAAATCTACTTTATCCAAAGTAATTAAACCTAATTGACCTTTTTCAAAAGACTTTTGTATTGACGCTTTTTTTAACTCAATTATTCTTTTTTCGTTTTCTTTTAATTCTTTGAATAGTTCTTCTTTACTTGTAAATTCTCTATCAGGAAATAATACACATTTTATCATTTCTTAATCGGTTTTTGTTTATTGATATACTTTAATTTTTCCTCAATGCTTTTTTTTAACTCAACATCATTGGTATTGTCTTTAATAGTTTTCAACCTATCTTTTTCAATTTCTCTGTCTATTTCTTTTAAGTTTAATTTCGTACTCATAACCCTAAATTGTTTTTAAATTCGTCACTCAATTTCTTTGCTTCTTGCGGTGTTAAAGTTTGATTTTCTAAACCTATTTTAATTGTTTCTTGAAGCATTTTAAAGCTGTTGATTTTATCTACCATTATTGTTTGCATAACCGATAAATGATTATAACTTGCTTTTAGCTTTTCGCCTTTTTCTAATAAACCCCATTGACTAGATAAACTATTCATTGTATTGTCAGCAGTGTTTTGAATAGAGTTTTGAATGTATTTAATAATTCCTTTCTCTTGATTCTCGAATGTACTATCTTTAGCGAAGTAGTTTAAAACATCTTTATTCATTCCAAAAGCTAATAAACACTTATTTGCATCATCAGCAAATTGTTCGTCTAAGTACAGCTTTTTCATATCCTGAACTAGATGTTTAATATCTATACCGCCATTTGTTATAACTAAAGATTTGTCAGCTATTTTAGAGGTAATATCTTTACGGTCTGCTTCTGTTACTTGTGCTAAATTACCGTCATTCTTGTTTAAACCGATGTACTTTTGTGACATTTGCAAGTTCATGTTCTTACTTGCTAAATTTTGCTGTATGTTGTTTAAAATAGGTGCAATAGATTTAACTCTACTTGGTGATTGAACGAATGAGTTTTTAATCAACCCATTTGTTAAGTCATATAAAGGTATGATTTCAGATAACTTTAGTTTGTACTCCATATCATCAAGCACGTACTTAATAGTTTGCTCACCAAACGCTTTTTTATCCTTTTCAGTAACTATGAATTTATTAACTTTATTTACTTTGCAAAAATCAATTTCACTCGGTATAAGGTTGTAAATTGATTTAGGCAATTCGTTAGCGAATGCTTTTTGTTGGTAGATATAGTTATTACCACTTACCGATAAAAATACCATTTGTTGGTAGAAGAAGTCCTCTTTTGATTGAAAGTAGTTAGGATTGTAAAGCAAATTAGTGTAGGCACTATTTTCAATTACTTTGTCGTTTTTATCTAAATGCTCAATTTTCATTTGAGCGTAAATATCAGCTCTTAGGTTTACGATTGTAGATAATACAGGATTTTTAAGGTAAAGTTCTAAGTATTTACCATTATCACTAAAAGTTGAGCCATCTAAGTAAGTATATGAAAACTCACCTAAACGATTGCGTTCTACTCGCAGTAACTCCCTACCGAATAGTTTAATAGATTTTACTACTTCCATTTAAAAATATCGCTGACATCACGTCGTTAATTTTACAAATATACTATTTTTATTTAGAATAAATACAAATAAGTAATTTTTTTTTATTTATGTTAAATAATTTATTCTACTATACCAACTTATAACATATTTAGAAGCGTCTATTAAGTCCTCTCTTGTGTCTTCAGGTATGTCTAAAACTTCTCCATTATGAGTTTTCCATTGATAATTTTCGTAATTTTCTTCTAGATTTATACTTGATTTAGTATATAATATTTTTGATTTTTGCATTGTTTCAATAGCAGAAACTACTGAACCTTGCCCCTTTTTAGCAAATATTATATTATACCCAGCATTTCTTAATTTACGCCCCTCACTTAAATTTAATTCATTACCACTATCACAAATTATTTCAATGTGTTTAGGTATTTCTAACTTTTCAAACTCATCTGATAAAGTTCCGTTAATATGTTTTAATGGTTTATAAAGTCTTTCGTGTAAAAAGAATGTGCCATCTTTATCGGTTTTCATTTCTACTAAAGCAGTTGGCGCACTCATGCCGAAGTCTAAACCAAAAAATCTAGGATAAGGCAAATCATTAAATAATTCATCTTCTATTGTATCCCAATTCTCAAAAATTCTATTATCTACTAATCCGGTAATTCCTAACCCGTAAATTCTCCATTTATTCCTCCAATATTTTGACTTTGTATTTTCGTCTGTATCGTAATCTTCTAATTCAGTATTGTGATACGCTTGTTCTTTATAACTTTCTATTTCGTTTTTTTCTTCTTCTGATAAAAACTCGTTATCTTTATAGGTTAAACATAGGTAATCACAATCTTTTCTAGGTATTACTTCAATATGCGCCCAAAACTTTTTATTAGGGTTGTAATCAAGTATTTTTCTTTTTGCTCTAGATGTTAATTCTCTGTAAGTTTCAAAGTTTATTTTATTTGCCTCATTAACATAAACAATATCCGAACGCAAACCTTTACCAACATCTTCTTTATCTAATCCAATAAACCTAACAAATGATTTATTAGGGAATATACAAATGGGTTGACCATGCGTAACTCCTGTAAAGTTGACTTTATCATAAATGCCAAAAGACCTCAATACTTTAATGAAGTCTTTTAAAACTGTATCACGCATTTTTGATAACTCAGCCGATACTACGTATATTTCTTTATTTGGGTTTTTTGAAGCGTGATTGATTAAAAGTATTAATATAGCAATAGTTTTACCAGCTCCTTGTCCTCCTTGAATACACCAAACTTTTTTATTCAGTTTCGCTATCTTCCTTAACGCTGTCGTTTGTTTCATTTGACAAAGGGTCTATGTTTAATATAGATATATTTGTATTTATCTTTTCTCCATCTGTTGTATGGTCTATTTTATCGCCAAACTTTTTAGGGTTAAGTTTTGATAAAACCCACTTACGAGCATCAATCCTAAGTCTTGACCTTTGTATAACATCATTATTAACTACTTCAACTCCATTTTCATTTACATAAGTGTCGTTTGTGTTTTCGTCCGCTATGCTTAATATATCGTCAAAAATTAAGTCGGCTCTTACGGTTGTCGCGCGCGCGTATTGTTTCGCTTTTTCTTCATTATTATCTAACCACTCGTAAAAAGTAGATGTGCTTGGCATATTATCGTCTTTCAAAACGTTTCTTAATGCTCTGCCTTTTTCTATCTCTTTACAAACGTGATTAAATATTTCTTCTATTTCTTTATCGCTATATGCCATAATTCATTATCTTTTTTAAACACACAACCCCACTAACTTAATAGCGGGTTTTCAAAGTCATTAATTTGCGACTTTGGTTATTCTTTTTTTGTTCTGTCAATAAAATTTGTCATAGTTTTTTAGTTTTCATTATTCAAAAATAGTAAATTTTTTTTAATTGTGCAAGTTTATTTTTTAAGATTGTATTTCTTTACTAAATTGTTTAGAATCTCCCACAAACTAAAACTAGATTGAGTTGATGATTCATACTTCAATTTCGTATTAATATATGAATCTATTTCATTTTTAGATAAATTTAATCTATGCCATAAATCACATAACTCCTTCTCGCTCTCTATTGTTATTGTCAACTCTATTGGTTGAAATTCTTTGTTGTTTACTTTTACTTTCATTTTAGTTTATTTTTGATTATATATTTCGTTTGCTTTTTCTATTAGCATCATAATCCTAATTGTTTAATTGCGTTATCTGTTAGTTCCAAATTGTATTTTACTAATTCTTCTATTGTTGATATTCCTTTAGATAATTCCCAATAACCTTTGGTATCCCAAAAAACGTGAAGAATATTATCTATATCTTTTACGTTTTAATGTAGTTTAGAATTAATCTAAATTACTTTAACAAACTTATCGTAATAATCAAATTCAAAATTTATAAATCCTCCTTTTTTATCTAGGAATATAAACTTGTAAATCCAATGTGATTTCAATACTTTACCAATCCATTTTTCATTATCTACTCTTTCAATTCCTGATAATCTAAATGGTCTGCCGTTTGGTGATGTCTGTATGCTATCGTCTAACTTTAGCTCTAAATTCTTAAACTTCAAAATCTCGCTCATAGTCTGTCCATATCTTTACGTTAATGCCTTTACTTCTCAATTCTTTTATCCTTACTTTTTGTAATTCACTTAATACTCCATTGGGTTGTTTCACTTCTATAAAAGTAGTAATTCCATTTTTAATAGCTAACAAATCTGGATAGCCATTTTTATTGCATTTAATGAGTTTAAGAACGAAAAAGCCTTCTTGCTCTAATCTCTTGATGATTTTGTTTTGTATTTTTTGCTCCAGCATAATCTTTTTGGAATAATTTAAGGGTATAATCTTTTTTGTTTTGTACTGCTTTATAAATTTTGCTTTCAATCCCGCCCTTTGAGAATATCCAAAATATAGTATTTTCTTTTCGTTCCATTGTAGTCAGTCTATCTTTAGCCTGGAAGTAACTTACTGCTGAGAAATCAATATTGTAGAAAACTAAATGCTCCGCTTCTTTTAAGCTAATCCCTTCCCTTCCTGATACTATTTGTAATGCGATATTCTTATTAGTTAAATTGAACTCGTTTAAATCTGTTGTTAATTCATCTTTAAATATATGCTTCAATGCGTTTAATTCTTCTACAAATTTATAAAAAATTCCTATCTTAACACCATTAAACTTATTTTTTATAAACTCCGCCTTTGAGTAGTCAACTACTTTACTAGTTCCATCTTCAAATTTACATGTACCACTACTCAACTGATGGGTCTTTTGCATTAGCTTAACTGCGGTATCTGCTACGATTTGCTTACCATCTTTTGATATAACGACTAAATCCTTTTTTAATCGTTCGATAATTGCATAAGTGATAGGCTTCATTTCACATTCTAAAACCATTTCATTAACTGATGTTGTAAATCCAGCCTCAACTTGTGAGAATGTAATAATGTGATGACGTATTAAATGCCAAAAGGCTTTTTTGTCTGCCTTTGAATAGTCCTTAACTTGTGCATAGCCTAAGTGTTTAATTTGAATATCAACATACTGATTTGCCCATTTGTAAAAATTAGTAAACTCTTTGAAAGGGGAAAACTTATTTATAGAAAATTGATGATATAATTGGGAGTAACTTTCTGGTGACATTGTTCCGCTTAATAAAATAGCCGGTATATTGTAAAACCTTTTTTTATAAATTTTAGTAAAGTTATTAGGTTTTGGGTATGTTCCAAAAAGCCCGTGAGCTTCATCACAAATTATTACATCAAAATCATTATCTAAAATTTTATGAATACTCTCTTTATTTATTATCGTAAGACCAAATTTGTAACCGAAATTATCATAATCCCATTGAATAGAAGAAAATGCTTTTATTTTAGTAATGAATAGAACTTTTTTAGCTCCGTAATTTTCACAAGTTTGTAATGCGGTTAAAGTTTTTCCTGTTCTAACTTCCATTGACAAATAACAAAGACCTTTTCTTTTTAATATATCCGTAGCATCGTTTGATATTCTTATTTGATAATTTCTTAAAATCATAATTAAAACATTATATCGTTATCATCCTCTTCTTTGTTATACTCTTTGTCAAATATCCCAAACCATTTTAATCCGTTGCTTTGGTCTTGCTCAAACTTCTTACCAATGTAGTTGGCGTATTTATGTACCCAAATATTAAAGGTATTTCGTTTTAGTTTATCAAAGTCTTTGTTATCTCTTATAAAACTATCGAATGTAACTTGTTTATCGTTCCTAACATTCATTGAGAAGTTGTCGCCGTCGATTATCCACTCGTAAAACTCCATGTGTGTTTCAGCAATGAATTTTCTTAGCTTGATATTCTTAGCATTTTGTTTAACAAGTCCATTACTTAAATAACATTGTAAGCACCACACCATGTAATTATCAAATCTTTGGAACTCTAACAAATCCCACTCGTCAAATAATTGCTTCCCAAACTCATCATCTGGAGTTAAATCCTTACCGTAATACTGTGCTATTTCTAACTCATGTCTTCTCCTATCGTGGCTATTTCCATCGCCTTTAATAGCGTAGTTAGTAGATAGCAATATCTTTGGGCTATCATGTACATTTAGTTTAATAGCGTCTTTATTTTTACGCTCCAAAGTCATTCCCTCAGTAACTAAACTAAATTTGTCCTCAAAGTCAAAGTTCTTCTTAACATCATCAAAGACTAATATCTTAGTATCTAAGCTAACAGTTTGGTAGGCAAATGACTTTTTACTGTCAAATTGCTTTCCATCGATAATACTTGTATTTCTTATTTGGCTCAATCCCTGTACAAATAACCCTTTTCCTGTTCCGCCCTCTGGGTTGTTGCTTATAATTTCGTCATTTAATATAACCGCCTTATTATTACTTCTATTCTTATAAGTACTTAATAAATAGCCAATAGCACACTCAATAGGGAATGGCTCTTTATTTGCAATATTATTTATAAATCGTTTATAATCATTATCGTTATCTTCTAATTGTATGAAGTCACGTTCTAAAATATGGCTCTCCCAAATATACCCATCAACATCGATATAATCAACTAAATTAATTTTATCTTTAGTTATTTCTAAAATACCATTTTTAAAAGCTAAATAAGAAGTAGTACGATTATCATTGAGCATCATTAAATCAACGCTCTCTAACATTAACAAAAACTGCTCACTAAATAGATTTTGATAGTTGGCGCAATAGTTCCAAACATCCAGCTCTTTTCGTTCCATTAAGTAATCCAACACAAAGTCTTTAATCTTTGATGTAGAAGTTAATTTAACCTTATTAGATGTTATACTAACAAATTGTGGCTTTTCGCTTTCGTTTGGGAAGTGTTTTTTAAATCCATTTCGTTCTAAAAAGAATTTATACTTTAATGGATTGACCGAAATCTTATTCTTTTCGTTTATAAACCAAAAGTCTTCGGCTTCTGATACTTCCTTTATTTCGTCGTAAACATCCTCCTCAATGTTATACTTTTCAATAACTTCTTTTTTACCTTTCTTTAAATCTACTTTTATCTTTTCAATTTGTTGGTAATTCTCAAAGTATTTAGAATTAAACGACCGTATTTTATAAGCACTCTTAATAGTTGTTTTGGCTTCGCTTTCAGAGAAGTCACCTATAACTACATTATTCATAATGTAACCAAGTGCGGTACTTTCGCTTACGCCATACTCACAAAAAGCTCCAGCTAAATCGAAAACAAAACTATTACGTTCACCCTCTCTAAAGTCTTTACTCCAATTGAACTTCATTATCTTATCAATAATAACACTTTCGTCATTGATAGGAATTAAAGGCACTTTATCTTTAACTTGATAACCTTCATCAACTAAAGTAGGCTCATAAGTTTCAGCATCATAATTAATATAAATTTCAGGGTCGTAACTTTCAAAACAAACCCTATCTACATTGCAGTTAGATTTATCAAAGTAGTCATAATTAAACTCCTTAGCAAATTCCTTAAAATACTTCTCGTGGCTATGCTTATCCGATATAGGGATTTTAACCACCCCTTTAATACCTTTACCACTTGGAGAAATAAAAAGCGTTAAGAAGGTTTTGTTTTGTTTAAGTAAATGTAAGTGGTCATACATTTCAGCATCACTTGGATATTTATCAAAATCAACAACCATCATTCCACTATGAGATATAAGACCGTTTTTATTTCGTTCTTTAAATTCCCCAGAAAATAATATACAAGGTAAATTCCTTTTAATTAAATCCGCTTCTTCTTTGGTTCCTGAGTTTCTAATCTCATCAATAATATCTTTAGACTTACCAACTCTAATTCGTTCCAGGCATTTTAAGAGTGGGACGATGTAAGGCACGTCTTTTGATTTTAAGAGGTTTTTAAAAACTGATACGTTTTTATCTTTCATATCGTTAAAAATTAAAAGGGATAAATCCACCAACTACGACACTGGTTTCATTATCCCTTTTATATAAAGTCTTTAATAATGTCGTAGTCCAGCAAAGATATTAATAATATATTTAATAAACAAATATAAATATGTAAATAATTCTTTTTTCTTACAAAGCAGTACGAAAGTACGAAGTTTTTTTTGATTTTGGGACCCCCATCATTTTTATACCTTTCTCTTTACACGTGG